GAACAGGTCTTTAGCGCGTGGCATTTCGGCCATGTGGGTATTTCCTTTCGGTTAGTTTGACTCAGTAAGAGCGGCGGCTTCGGCGAAATACTTTTCTGCCAAAATCTTGTAGCCCTTAGTTAAGTCTGGGTCGGTTGATGCGTCTGCTTTAGCCTTGTATGTTGCGGCTTTTACCAATAAATCATTTGACGCGTAATCTATTGGCTTGATGGTTCTCTTAGGACCACCACCAACCGCAAGTGACTTGGCAGTTGTCAACTCAGTTTCTAATCCCATAGCCTTCTTAACTGCCGCCTCTTTTGCGGAATTAAGATTGGCTATCTCAGATTTGAGACTCTCCGTTGCGCTTTTTACTGCTTTCTCTACGATGGCTTCGATTTTCTCTGACAATTCCTCATCAGAAACTTTAGGTGCTTCTTCTTCAGAAGCTTCTTCGGTTGCTTCAGCAGGTACTTCTTCGCCTTCTGCTGACTTGCTACCTAACTGTGCGTTAATAAGAGCCTGTGAATCTGTAACTGTTGCGTTGAAAGCAACACCAGCAACTTGGTCAGGCGTAATCATTGTGGCGGTCGATACATGGCTGTATTCCGCTCCTGCTGTGCCACCTGCTACACGGATAGTTTCCAATCCATGTGTTGTTGCAGGAGTTCCGCAACCGCATTCGAGACACTTGTGGACATCAGCGGACTTCTCTGTATCTGCTTCTTCAGCAGTCTTCATCATAGATTTTCCGTCGTGCATTTTGCACATTTTGTCCGAGCAACCACCTGCGGCGGCGCATTTTTCGCAACCTGCACAGTCGCAACCGACTGTTGATTTGATATGAGAATCTTTCATCTCGTCTGGTTCTGGTTCTTTCTTAGCCGCCATTTCGATATCCTCTCCGGCTTCTGTGACTTCGCCTTCTGCTTCTTCACCTGCGTACCACGCGAATAAATGGTGAACTGCGGAAAGGAGATGTGCGATTGATTGTTCTTCGTTATGTCCTTCGGTCATTTCATTAGCTTCAACAACGATGAGTTGTGCCAATGCTTGGCGTGCATCATCATATAATTTCTGGTCAAACTTTAGAATATCCGGATTAGCCAATGACTTAGCCATATCTACGATTGATGATGCTGATGCCATGTCATACTCCTCTGGGTTATTCTGTAATTGTACAGATTTATCGGCGCTACGCTTGTAGGTTCCACCGCGTTTTTTATATTCGCGTACTATCCAAGCATTTGCCACCGCTGACGGATAGACAGCAAATTTCTTTTTGGCTTCACTTTTGACACGAGAATATAATTCTTTATCTGATGGCTCGGACTTACCGCCCCCAGCGTTAATTGCACCGTAATTCGTTTCTTTCCCTGCCTTCTCTACCAATTCTTCAACTTTCCACATACCGCTTTCGCCATCTACTGACTTAGCAAGAACCAACTGGCAGTTCGGATTGGCTGGTCTATCCACTAAAGACACTTCAACAATCTGACCATCGATAATGCGTCCGTTAGCAGCCTTTTGGTCACGCACTACGCGTGGAGATTTGATGCCAATAGAGAATCCTTTAAGCACTCCTGTATCAACCTTCTTGACAGATACAGGGTCAACAACGAGCGCATGGATGTAATGTCCGTCTTGTTTCTTCTCATATTCCTTTGCTACGCCAGCGGCGATAGCAGAATGTTGCTCGCGGATGTTACCACCAGATTTGAACCATTCCGGCATTGCGCGGTCTAGCCAAATAGGGTCACAAATTTGCTGGTCGATGTCTAATGAATCGTCGGTTGCCTTACCATAAACCATGAGTGTTCCATCAGGTTGCCTGTCCGATTTTGTTATCTCAAAATAAGCTGTGGTCAAATTACCCATGATGGACTTCTCCTTGTTTTCTTGTTCTCGTTTAATTTTATTAGCCCAAGACCTGCCAGCGTCGCCGCCCCACAATAGCCAAGCGATATAACCTGCACTATCGACACCCCAACCTTCGCCTTTTTTATCTACTTCGTGTCGAGCGAAATAGGAAATCATTCGGTTGATTGTATCTAATGATAACGCTTTACCATTGGATAAATCTCTTGCTCTAGCAACTCCGACAGCAGTTCCACCGCGACCATATTTTTCGCGAAGTTCCAGACCGCGTTTTGCGTTACTGCGAACTCCTTGTGGTGGTACGAAGCCATCAGCCATTTAAACTCCTTGAATTATCGCTAATCATACATCGCTGAGTCTATGAAATCTTGCCCTAATGAGTAATCATCGACCATGCCGTCAATAACGGGTAGTAAAGCACATCTACAATTAGGATGCACGGGCGGTTGCGTATCTCCTGTCGTAAAAGCTTGGCCGACTGTAACAATTTCTCCGTCGTTCGGAGCGCATATATCGCAAGGATTAGCACCTGACCATTCCACTTGTTGCAGTCCTGCGTCTTGGTAACGCTCTATTGTTGCGGCAGAAATAGCACGATTTTGTTCTGTGATGGCAATAGTCAAAGCGCGAGCAGGGTCACCTATTTTTTCTGTAAGCACTTTGGCGGCTCGTTGTGGGCTGAAACCTGCCGCAATAGAATCTGCAAGCGCTGTGCCTATGCGTTCGTATCCCGTCTTAGCGATGCTGTCGCTCGTAATTCCAGCCTTATCTAATAATCTTTTGAACGCACCTGTTGGTCGCAGAAGGAGCGCGGCGGCTCGGTTTCCGGGTTTCCAGTTTGACCAGTCCACATAAACATCGTCTGCCTTTTGCGCGGTTCGCGCTTTGGCAACGGCTTCGTTCGCAGAAGCTTGTCCCAACACAAAACCATCGGCATAAACCTTGATGAGTGCGGCTTTAATGGGTTCTTTATTTGTCTGCACATGGAGCATTGCCCACGCGCGAGCGCGAGCGCGGTCTTGCGTAATGTCATCACTCACATAAGGATGTGTATCTTGGTAATCCTTGAACACTTGTTCAGCGTCGATAGATTGACGGATTGCCGCCCGTATCTTCACCGAGTTCTTAGCCGCTATGCGCCCGTCAGCCTTGTGAGCGCCCCAGTTCATGAAAGATAGGCTTTCGCCAATGACCTAGCAGTTTCGAGGTCGCCTTCCATAGCACAACGATTCAAGGCATCAGCAACAACAGAATCCAAAGTCTTGAACTCAAAATCTCTGCTACGGCGACCCTTGTTAGCCCATTTCATAAATGCTTTAACTTCAGCCGCGACTTCTTCTCTGACAGTTTCGTCTTCTTTTTCAGTCGGTTCTTTTTCCGGCTTTTCGTTCTCTTGCGGAACTGGTGTATCGGCTGTCGCTTCGACAGGATTGCCGTCTGTTCCTAATTGCGATGCTGAAGAATCAGCTGAAGGAACAATCATTCCGTCTGGCGAGAATAAAAAGATGCTATTACCGCTTACCAACATTGGCATATCGGCTTGTGGTGTGTCTAGCAATGGTAATCCGAGTTCAGAGCGACGCTCATTGACTGTCTTACCAGCGCTCATAATTTCAATCTGAGATTTGCGCGCAGCAGATTCGTCATCATCGCGTTTGCTGGTCATCAACTTAAATTCTAGTTCGCGTGGCATATCGAGGTATGCGTATGAGAGGTTAGTAATCATCTTGTTTAGCCAGTTAACCAGCGGTTGCATTCCGAGGAAATCTGCGCTGTCGGCTTTGCCTTTTTCTAGATTACCGCCGCCTAAACCTGACTTTTGTGTGTATCCAATTTCGGTTGGCTGAACTCCGAAGTGTCCGCAGATAGAGGCGATTAAGAAGTCGTCTAGCGTGTCCTTGAACTTCTCGCCGTAAGCATCATTGGTTACAGGATTGACGCCTTGTGGCAATAAACGAGCGCGCTTACGCTGTGCTGTCTGTCCTGCGAGGTCATCATTGAGAATGTTTTCGTATGCGCGTAGCAAGTCTGGGTTGGTTCCCCATGTTGCATCTGTTGTGAACATAAGTTCCGGCAATACGCCATCGGTATATTCAGCGCGTATCCATTGCTGGCGGCGCAAGTAAATATCTGCTAGTGGCAAGCTTCTTTCGACAGGTCCATAACCATAAACGCTGATAGTGCGGCGGTTCTTAACCATGTAAGCCAAGTCATCAGAAGTGAAATCACCATCTGTTGCTGGGTCGTCACTATTCGCGGAGAACTCTGCGCGTGGGAAACCATAAAGAATTTGCTGGTATGCAGGTGCTGGTGCCATCGGGCGCATACCTCGGTCATCAAGAAGCGGCTTGATAGTCGAACCATCAAGAATTTGTAATCCGTATAAATCGCCACCAACAGTCTTTTGTGGCCAAACTGCCCATGCGTCAATAACTAGAATTTCTTCCAGCGCAATAGTTATCCAGTCTGTAAAAGTAAGTCCGTTTGACTTGTCTGGGTTTTCCCAAAACTGACGCAAGCGGTTGATTTCTTCGGTGTAATTCTCGCGAGCCTTCGCCATGGCGCGAATGTGGTCGCCGCCTGATTCGGCGACAATTCTTTCGGAAGCATCATTGCCAAGAACGATGTCCCACTCCAAGCTTGAAACTTTAGATTTCAATGTTTCAATGCAACGGCGCAGAATGTCAATTTGGTCTGCTGCTCCACGGAGCGTTGTAAATGGCACCAATCGTGTTGGCGTAATGTTGATGTTCTGGGCAACTTGATATTCGTAACGGCGTGGGTCTGGGCGTCCATCTGCACGCAGAGGGTTAATCGCTCCCGGAGTAATCGGGTTTCCCGGACCGAATGGCACCATAGATAGCCAAGGGTTACGCGGTAAAGGTTCGGAGAATCCATAAGACTGACCTATCGCGCCACCTGCGCGGTTCCGCATTTCTTGTTCGGTCATTGTCACCGAACCTGCTGGAAGATTAGGCGCTTTTTCAGCCTGTGCTTGTAGTAACGCTTTTGCGATACGGTCACGAAGACCCATGTGTATCTCCTTTGAGTTGCCCCTTGTATTTCAGGCGTGTTGTTATCATAGCACCCGTTTTGAGGTAGGGTAACTCTTATGAACTTAGTTGAGAAGGCAGTTTCGCAGGGCGGCAAATTAGCGCCGATAGTTATTTCGCATGGGTTAACTTCAGGCACAGGGTTGATGAATCCTTCAATATTCATAGACGACGATGGCGATATCCTCGTCAATCTGCGCCATGTTAATTACACGCTATACCACGCAGAGAACAATCAACGCTTTCCTAGCCGATGGGGACCTTTGTCTTATTTGCATCCAGAAAAAGACCGCCGATTAGTTACAACGAATTACATCTGTCGACTTAATCAAGATTTAGAAATGACCGATTACGCCAAGGTAGATACATCTGAACTAGATGTAGAACCGATTTGGGAGTTTGTGGGGGAAGAAGATTGTCGCCTTATGCAATGGCACGGCAAGTATTATGCAGTTGGTGTGCGCCGCGATACGACGACCAATGGTGTAGGACGCATGGAATACAGCGAATTAACCATCGACAAACAAGCTTGGACAATCAAGGAAATATCCCGTGTTCGTATTCCTGCCCCTGCGCCTGACGATTCTTATTGCGAGAAAAACTGGGTTCCGGTAATAGACAAGCCGTATCACTTTGTGAAATGGACTATGCCGACAGAGTTGGTGTATGCCGACCCTAGCGGCAAAACCGAGCAGGTATTTGTCAAGCAAACAGCGCCAGCGCCCAAAGACCAGCGAGGTAGTTCTCAGGTTATACCTTGGGGCAATATGTATATTTCGATTACGCACGAAGTCGATTTGTTTAAGAATTATTTAAAACAAAAAGACGCTATCTATCGCCATCGGTTGGTGCTTTGGGATAAAGAAATGAACCTTGTTGGTATCTCCAAAGAGTTCACATTCCTTGACGCCCGAATAGAGTTCTGCGTAGGCGCTGCTAGATTAGGAGACGACTTATTGTTGAGTTTTGGCTTCCAAGATAACGCCGCCTTCGTATTACGAGTACCTAAATTAGTCGTTGAAGACATGATTATGGAGGCGTTGGCTTATGAGCATTGAGTCTTTGGTGGTCGAATTATCCCATGACCCTTTCAATCCCGACCTTAATTTCGCCGTGGCAACCGAATACGAACGCTTAAATCAGACGGCATCTGCTGTTTCGTTTTATTTGCGCACGGCAGAATACGGCGAGGAATCTCACCCTAGTCTTGTTTATACATCGTTATTGAAAGTTGCCCATTGTTTCGACGACCAAAATGACCGCGTAGCCACAGTTACCAACTGTTTATTACAAGCAGTTGCCTATTTGCCTTATCGTCCAGAAGGTTACTTTTTGTTATCTCAGTTTTGCGAGCGTTCAGGACAATGGCAAGAAGCTTACACATGGGCAAAAATAGGTTTGTCGCAAAATATTAAGTTGTCTTTACCTGCTGATGTCGGTTATCACGGGCAATATTGCCTCATGTTTGAGAAGGCAGTTAGCGCATGGTGGATTGGCAGACACGATGAGAGCCGC